CCACTTCTACGAACAACAGCAGATAATATATCAATAACATCTGTTCCTAAAGAATAATCTGAATCACTTGCTGTTAAGGCTTGTGTTCTTTGTTCTATTGTCCATTGATTTAAACCTCTGTTAGCCCATTCAGCTAACATTATATTCATAGATCTTTTTGCTGTTTGAAGATCATACCCAGTGCGGAGTTCTAAACCACATCTTTCAAATGCCTCTTCTATGTATTCAGCTACGTCAAGCTCAAAATTTGTAGAGTTAGATGTTGTCATTTCTTTTTTCTCCTAAGAGATTTAACTCTTCTTGGTTTACCTGCGGGTTGTCCTATTCTATTCTTCTGACTTATTCTACTTCTTTTTTCTGCCGATGTCATCTCTGATCTAGTTTTAGGTGTTTTAGAACTAACTCTTTTACTAGGTCTGCAATAAGGTGTTCCTCTTTTTTCCCCTTTTTTACGACCACAAGGTTTACCTGTTTTAATGTCTTTCCAATCTTCTTTAAACCATCGTTTAAGATTTAATCCAGATTTTGTTTTACGAACTGCCATTATCTATACTTTGTTACTTTACGTCTGTTACTCATGACTATGCCACATCCACGAGCAATATTAGGGTTTTTAGTAGGTCTTTTCCTTTTGTTCTTCGGAACAGATCCTCCTTTTTTCATTTCAACGACACCACCTTCAGCTTTTTTCTTAGCATTACCATAATTTGCCGCACCAACTTTTCTACATTTTGCGATTGCTCCACTAGCATAAGCACTTGGAAAAACTCTGTAGCGAGCTTTAACTTTTCTATAACAAGCGTCTTTTGGCATTTTTTTTCACCTTTACTATTTTTTTTATTTTTTTCTTTTTGTTCGGTGGCTTAGATATTTGCCTACTCATTTGAGAACGACCCATAACCATCTAAAATACCTTTTCAAGCACTGCAACAACTATAATGACACCATAAATACCCCATATCCTACTATCCAAAGATTTAAGTTTATCTTGTATTTCTGCATATCGCCTATTGCATTCACTTTCGTGTTTTTCTAATAATTTTAAAACATCTTCTGCTTTCATATTAACACTTCCACCTTCTTCTAGCTTGCCTTAAACGACTATTAGGATTTTTAGCAGCTTTAGGAAATTGTTTCATTTGACCTGCTGATCTAGCACAATATGACTTACGCCTCTTAGCCGCTGTGCTTCCCTTTTTTACTTTGCCTGTCACAGCAGTTTTAAGTTTAGAACCAGGATTGTCTCTACGATATTTAGCGACACCCGCCTTAGTCATTCCCGCACCACTTTTAGTGGAGCGGAAATATTTTTTAGTCTTAGGTGGTTGTTTGTCTTGTTTTCTAGCCATTAGGATAAAAACAAGGTAAGTTTGTTACCACTTCCAGTAAAAGCATGTATATATGCTCCACTTTCAGCTAATACTCCTGCATCTGGAATGTTCAAAGTATGTAACCCAGTTGGAAAACTCTGAACTAATATATCCGATCCACCTGAACCATTTTTAATGGTTAATGCACCAGCAGAATTACCAAAAATTACTATTTGTCTTATCCTTGATCTTGCAGGACCTACAACTGCTGCGTCATCACCTTGATCGTGATTAAAGGCTTTTACGTCAGACCTAACTGCCATGATAACCCCCTATTATTGATCAGCGAAAGTTGGAGCAGTCGTTGATGTTACATTCCCAAAAATTTGATAATTAGTTGTATCTATACCAACTATAGTAACTTCAAATCCTGCTGGTACATTCATTTGAATTTTACTATTAGAGTTGCCATCAGAAAATACTGAACTAATTGCATTTCCATCAGTGTCTAAAAATGTTACACCACCGATAAAAAAGTTTGTGTTTCCTGGTGTTATAATAATAGCATCTGTTGCATCAGCAGCTCCACCAGCATATACAAATTTAAACACTGATCCAGCTATTGGTGCTGGTAATGTGTATGTGTTGTCTTGTCCTCCGTCTGGTACAAGTAAAACTCTACCACTGTGAGTAGCATTTGTAAGAGTTACGTTACCATCAGATAAAGATACTGGTGCGTCACCGAAAGTAGATACTTCTGTAATTACTCCAGTTGTAGCATTTTTACTGATAGTTTTAAGTGTGCTTTCAGATCTTATTGGACCTGAAAAAGTTGTATTAGCCATGTTAATCTCCTTGTCTTGGCAGTTGTCGAAGTTAATTCTTCGTCAAGGTAATTTAATTATACATAAAAAAAGGGTGACTCGCAAGCCACCCTTTCAATAATCGAACAATTGTTCGTTAAGCTGCGCCTGGTGATCCAAACACACAACGAGGATCAGAGAATCCAAAAGCATATCTTTCTCTTGCTTTGTATCTCATATTTCCTGTGTCGAAGTCTGCTTCCATGCTTGTGCTTAATGGTGTTCTTTCAAAATATTTGAAACCATTTGGAGCATCAGTCTTAATGAAGAACGCATCTGTATCTGTTAAGAAATGGTTGATAACGTAACCTTCTGGCAACATTCCCATGTTCTTAACTGCGTTTACATCATTGTCAGCAGTTCCTGATCTTAAAGTTGACTCTAATAAACGATCAGCTACAAACTGTAGTGCTGGTGGAATGATTAACTTCATACCACGAAGAGCTACAATCATGTTTCTCTCGTCAACAAAATTAGAAATGTCAATTAATGCACTCTCTAATGATGTTTCATTTAAGTCAGCGGCACTTGATGGCTCATTTGAAAATGTTCCACCACCACCTAGAGGATGGTCTGTAGCACAAAGCTCTTTTCCATCACCGCCAGTAAAGCTAGAACTAAACGCATTGTTTAGAACTGAAGCAGCTTTTACTTGCTTAGTGTGTGCCATTGATCTTGCTAGTGCCTTTGTGTATCTAGCACCAAGACGGTCATAGAGATTATCTTCCATTGCTTCCTCAGTTAATGCGAAAGCTAATGCAACTGTCTCCATTGTATATCTTGATGTATATACTTCGTTTGCACTATCAAAAGATACACCAGCACCCTCTGATTTAGTTGCAGCATTGCCGAAACCACTGATCATTACTTCTTCTTCAAACGCTCTGTCTGAAGATTCAGTATCATAGATTTCTGCATGCTCATTGTCGTAACGGTCATACTCCATGCCAAACAGGGCATTTAGACCAGGTTCTAGTTCTTTAACTAGTTGCGCTCTTGATATAGCCATAATCTAAACTCCCTTATGCTAATCCTGCACCCTTTTGTCCAAATATGTGATTTTGAATCACAACATAGACATTGGTTGCATCTGATGAAACATCGCTATTCTCTGGATCTTGCGAAATATCAATCGCTTTCAGAGGTAAACCAGCAGTAGTTGCACCTGTTGTTACATCTAACTCTGCACCAGAAATACCAGTTACAGTTGAACCTGCTGTGGTATAAACAATGTCAAAGTTACCTAATAAATCTGCAACTGGAAATGCAGCATCAGCTTGGATTTCAAAGATAACGTTTGGGTCATCTATAATGAAAGCCTCAATGTCACTAGCATTTGTACTTGCAGGGTAGTAGTTGGAAAAAGTTTCTTTTCCAGTTGTAGGGTCTGTATATCTACAACCATTGAACACTCCAACTATTGGAACAGTACCACCATCAGCGTGAATTTCTACGCCTCCGCCAGTGACTTGCATAACCATGTCACCTTGAAATATAGCAGTTCCATAGTTGGCAGCGATTCTATATCGGGATTGTCCTCCAGTATAGGGTGTTCCACCTATTCTTTTAACAGGACGCATTCCGAAAGCAGCATCTTGATTTGCCATTTCTATCTCCTAAAAATTAAAATTATGAGTCAGGTTTCTTGCCACCAAAAGCGACTTGAGACCTTCTCTCTGGTTTAAGCATAGGCATTGCAGCATTTGAATCTCTCATCATATCTCTGTCAATAGCCTCCATTTGATTATTTGTCTTGCTTTGAAAATATTGATTTCTTTGCTCAACAAGTTCATCAGGTATCCGTGCTAACAAAAGACCACCCTGACCGATTACTCCAGCATTTTTGCCTTCATCTATTACAGGTGCATCAAAGTCGGGATATTCTTCAGCACGAACTAATTCATATCCTTCTCTAAGCCGTTTATGAATATTTGACCTATCATCATATTCCATAACTCGTTCTCTTATCCATCTGTGTTTATAACCCACAGGTGCTTCTGGAGCATCAAGCGTTGATGGTGGCTTCCATTGTTGTACTCTCGCAGTTTTTTCACGAGTTTGCGACTCTCGATTAGTACGATCAGCCATTACGCTACTCCTTTTGTTTTTTCTATTTTAGCTACTTCCTGTGCATACTTTTCTAAAGGTATTCTCATTTTTTTTGCAAAGGCTACCTGACCAGGTGTAAGCTCAATAGTTTTTTTACCACCCTTTTTTAGAGACCGTCCACTGGACGCAGGAGCTACAGACTGGGCGTTTTTCTGTCCTCCCTTAAATTTGTGCGGAAATTCAACAGCCATACGCTTGCTAACTTCTGCATAATAATCATCAGTTGATGGATCAAAACCTTCTTGTCCAACTAATTGTTCATGTATAGCTCTTGCTCCACTTGTCATAACCATATCAGTTCCAAACCAAGAATTATTATCCAACCATTTTTGTAACTTAGGATCTAAGTCTTGTTTTTGAGGAGTTTGCCTCGTTTGGGCTGTGTTCTGTTCAACATTGCCCTTTTCCTCATTATTTCTAACTGTTCCCGCTTGCTCAACACGAGCTTTTTGGATTCTGAGTCTTTCGTTTTCAATAGCGAGTTTAGCCATGAGGTCGCTTGCCTCAGACATTTTTTCAGCATCTCCAGCATCAAAAGCCTCCTTATAAAGTTTTTTAGCTTGAGCAGTTTGTGACTCAATCCTATTACCAAACTCTGAAGTATAGCCTTGATTTAACTGATTAAGCTGTTGTTTTAATTGTTCGTTTTCATTTTTTTGTTGTTGAGCAAAATTAAAAGCAGCTTCTGCTTCTTCTAATGCTTGCTTACGTTTAGCAGTTAATTGATTAATTCTTTTTTGAACATTGTCACTATATACCTCAAGCTCTTCTGGCTCTTCAGATTTTTCACGAACAATTGTTCGGTTTTCTTCATCTTTTTTTTCTGATGAAGTTTCAGTTTTTTCTTCAACTACAGGTGTTTCTTCTTCTACTTCGTAGACAAAATTTTCTTCCTGTGTTTCTTGTGTCTGTGTTTCATTGTTCATTATGTTCTCCATTATATATAAGAAATATCTTTAGGGTCAAGTATAGATGCAATAATATTATCGTCATTTATGATTCTTAGCTCTAAACCATCCACTTTGAACTTATTTCCAGCATATCTACCCATAAGTACCCAATCTTTCTCAGAACACCACGCTCCACTTGGGAATTTATCTTTATCTTTATAAGCGTCAGGACCTATTTTTACGACATAGGCTACAACACTTGCAAAACTTTCACGATCCCTAGTCTTATCAGGTATTATAATACCATTAACTTTTTCTGGAACGTAATATGGAATAACAAGCATCCTGTAACCAGTTGGGCTTGGCAAACGATCAAGAGCTGATCTTTCCATTTTAGAAGGGTCTTTTGAGTTTGGATTAGCATCTTCTTTATCATCAAATGCTTTACTTATAGAGGGAGAAGTCGGATTGATTTTTTTTTGTGCCACAAACCGTTCTGGCACGATCAGTTTCTTAGTCATCTAAGTCTGTACCTTTCATCGAGGATTTTAATTCTTCTTCAATCCAAGTCATTCCTCGTATTTGACCTGTTATGAACCGATAGTCTTCCATTGAGTCTATCGAACCATCAGCCAAAGATTGAGCTAAATCCTCTTTTCTTTGACGTATGTTCTTATATAAATACTCTGCTAATTTAATTCCGTCCACAATTATTTACCTCTACTTTGTAATACTCTTAAACATTTTACATGTTTGTAATAAAAATAATTACCTATTTTATTAAAAAACTTAGCTAATGTTAACCAATGCCATAACATCATTTGGTTAAACCTTTTTGCTTTTCATATGTCCTCAAGCCGCCCAATCCGAGCATTCCCATCAAAACCGTCATAAGTGAACCCATATCAAAAGTTGGCAATTCGGGTATTTGCACAGACAAATATGCACACACAAACATAGTAACAGGTGCTAGGACAAAATGCCAACATAGGGCAATGCCGCAGGTCCAACCGATAAAGGGTCGCCAGCCCGCCACAAAGATTGACTTATGTTGTGCTTCTGCTTTGTTTATTTCTATTTGACCTTTAGCCAATTCCTGTGCATGATTTTCTGCCATAGTTGCCACCTCATGTGCCAACTTGTTCTTCATGTCTTTGTCTTCTATAAACTTACCAAGAAGATTACTTACTGGTCCTATTAACGCTGTTAACATTATTATCTCCCTTATGTTCGTGACCCATCCATATACCAAA